GGATAGTTAAACATAGAGAAGACTGTGTTCATTGAGAATTCTACTTGTTCTAAATCTCTAAACATAAGTAAATTGTTTTCTACTGCTCCCCAATCAGTTCCTTTGCGTAACCATTCTGCTCTCTCACCGAAGTGATCAACTGAACAACTTACTTCTACTTTATCAAAGTGTTTCCATAATTCTAAAATGTCATACTTCTTGTATTTAAGTTGACTTGCGTTAGTATTGTATCTTAACACAGGCTTCTTGCCACGTCTAATAAATTCTTCTAACATTAAAAAATGTTCTTCAGTAAGCATTGGCTCACCGCCAGCAAAGTAACATAGTTCTATCTCATCAATATGTTCTATGACTTCTTCTAACACTGTGCCTGTTTGATCATCAGCATGTATTAAGATAGGGTGTTTAGGGTCATGATTGGCTCGCATCTCTGCTCCCCATTGTGAACTAAACTCACTACCGCATGTACGACACTTGAAGTTACATATGTTACTGAAACGAATGTCAAAGTAATGCATATTAAAATCATGTACATGACCATCTGCCCCTGTGTGAGGAACTAACTTGTCAAAGTGCTGACCAAAATGTTCTTTAGAATAGTTTCTAAAACTATGCGGACCTGCTTCTTCATGTTTATAACAGAAATCACATACACTGTTCTTTTTATCGTTTAACATATCTAAACGTAATTGTTTCATCTTATCATTGTTAAATGCTTCTTTCAATGATGTCTCTTTCGTATTGCCAAATGGTGTAGTATAATCATTAGAACAACAAGGATAGATATCTCCTTTAGGAGTTACATTTAAATGCAACCAAGGGAACATGCAGAATGTTTTACTTTCTTCTAGTAAATAAGTCTTGTCTACAATTGGTATTAAATCACTCATGGTCGTAAACTCTTTGGTACTTTATATAATGCTCCTAACTCTGGGAACGTGACCATAAAGTCTTCGCCCCTTAAAGTATCAATTCTTTTTATTTCTTCTTTAAACTCTAGTTGATTTTCATGCCATGTATGTTTAGAATTAAGCCATGGTATACACATTTCTATCTGATGTATATGAGTTTTCTTAAAGCCTAAGTCTGACATATATTTTATAGTCAAGTGTAACTGCTCTAGTGCTTGTACTTTGTAATCTTCTGGTAAGACATGCACAGACAAGTGTTCGGGCGAACCCATGTTGTAGAGAGTCCATACGGGACTGTTAGGGGTATAGAAATGATTGTCTATCATGTACTTGTAAAAATGTGAGATAGTCAATGCATTAAATATACTGTAAACAGTGTTAACCTGAAAGCCTACATTTCGTGCTTTCTTTAGTTTCTTTAAATTTGTCTCAATTGTTTTCCACTTAGTTCCTGATCTAATGTACTCTGCTTTATCACCCATGTGATCGATTGATGCATAAACTTCTATCGGTTTACTAAAGTGATGCCATAGTTTAAAGATATCACGTTTCTTATATTTAAAATTAGAAATGTTTGAATTGTATCTCAACTGTATATCAGTTTTATTTTTAGCAATCATCTCATCAATCAACATGTAATGTTCTTCTGTGATCAATGGCTCTCCACCTGCAAAGTATGCAATCTCAAAGTTTGGTACTTGTTTTAATACTTCTATAATAAATTCTTCTCTATTACCTTTTTCGATCTCCATTGCATACATGGGTAAGCCTGTTTGTTCACGTGATTCTAAATCTTCTTGTTCCCATTTAGAACTGAATGCACTGCCGCATGTACGACATTTAAAATTACAAATATTTGAGAAACGAATGTCAAAGTATCTCATACGAAAGTTTATTATTCTTCCTGTATTCATATCTGTAGTTTCTATAACATCATTAAAATGTTTTTCCCATGCTATGTTACTCTGTGTTCTAAAACTTGGTACACCCTGATCATCATGTTTATGACAGTTAGAACATTCTCTATTCTTTGTACCTTTAATCATGTCTAAACGTAACTTCTTCATCTTCGGAGAGTTAACAAGATCGGCAAGACTACTTCTATTAGAGTTACCAACACCTTCGTTGTCTGCACATGAATGTCCAATACAACATGGAGCTCCTTGGCCAGTAGGTGTGGTATGTAAATGCACCCAAGGTATCATACAGAATGTATCTGATCTTTTTAACAGCAAATCTTTTAGAAATGCTGCCTGCTGTTTATCTACAGCGGATTTGTTAGACTTGTCTGTTGGCATAATTTATAAAAATCTAGTAATTCAGGATACACACTTAGTATATCAGTTTCTCTACGATCATCTATTTCGTTAAAGAAGTTGTAGAAGTCTCTTCTACCCTCTATCAATTTGTCTTCGTCATAATGTGTGTTTTCCATATAGTCAACCACACGTTTAAACTTTTCATATTCAATTGTAGTAAATCTGTCACTACGTTCATCATCTACATTATCTTTTAAAAACTTTAATGACTCATGCATGTAAGGCATGAATTCTTCTTTCGGTAGAATGTTCATGTCATACATAATTGGATCTCTTAAATACGGAGTATCAAAACGTACTCTATGTTTGTCTTCTGTTTTCCAATCGTACCATCCGTAGATTGCACGCCACTCTAAAAACTTTTCTAATAAACTTTTAAAGTCTGTTACTGCTAATAGATTAAATGTACACATAAATGTAACAGGAGAGTCTGTCTCTGTTAGATATGTATGTAAGTTCTTTTGAAACAGTTCTAAGTCTAATCCAGTTCTAATGTACTCTGCTCGTTCTCCCCAGCAGTCTAAACTAGTAAACATTTTAAAACTTTCTAGTTTGTTTTCATCGCATAATTTCTTTACTGAACTACTTAGTCGTTTTACTAATGCATTCTTTGTACCCAAGTTACTATTGATATTAAGTTCTAACCAAGGCATAGGTTCTTCATCAATCTTCTTAAGTAGTTTCCATGTTGATGTGTGCATTGTTGGTTCGCCACCTGTTACACGTAAGATGTTTAAGTCTTTGTTCATCTCAGGCCACCATTCCCAGAACGCATCAACGTAAGGGTTTTCTTCTTCACGTTCAAACAACTTCATCCAATCAACATCGTTTCTGTGATTCTTCACAGTTTCAATTGGACCGAATTGTTTTATCTCAGCATGATAACTTGATGAATACTTTGGATGACAGTAACCGCATTTAAAGTTACACTCGTTGCCGAAGTTAATCTCTAAGTATTCTGGATTAATGTTTTGATCCCAAGGGCCGTTGAGTGCTTGATCGAATCGTTCTTCAGTAAAGATAGATGAATTACGTATGTGTCTATCTGATATATTGTCTTTGCCTAAGTCTTCAACGTTCCAGCAGTACTGACAGCCTTCAGGCCTTTCACCTTCAAGCATTTGTTTACGTTCCATTTTCTTTTGCCATGTATTATGTAACGCACTTGGGTTATCTTTTAATTCATGCAATGGAATCTTATGTGGTTGAGGATGATAACAACTATGTGTCTCACCTGTTTGCAAGTACATAGTAACGTGTTGCCATTTAGCCAGACAGAAAGAAGGGGTCGCTTCTTCTTCGACTCTAATTTGTATTGTTCTTATTCTATCGGTTTCTTTTGACATTACCAGCCTTCAATTTCTCTGATAATCTCCATTTCTGTAACTAAGGGACCTAAGTTTCTTTTGTCTGCATTGTAATGCCTCTTAAAGAATTTAGATTGATCAGCATCAAGCATGTTCATTGGTAGTCCCAACTTTGCTTTTAATTCTTCCCCTATTTCTTTTGCTGATTCGACTGGATCACTATTCATGTATTGTTCCCACATAGCAGGATAGTTATCAAACCATTGAATGTCTGTATGTTCAAAGTCTGTTAACATTGTCATGTATGTTCCGAGTCTTGCTCCGTAGATTGCCCAGTCACCGTTCTCTGCGTCTAAGCCTACGTTTTGCCAGATAGTTAAATTGTTTAAATTCTTATCTGCAACTTTAATTTTGAACTCGTCTACAGTTACTAACGCACCGCGGTCTAGCACCATCTTAACACCTTCTCTAAAGCCTGCTCTCCATGCTTGGAATGCTGACTTGTTAGGGTAAGTAGTTGAATAGCAATCATACATTGCCCAGTATAATGAATCTGCTGAATTCATCATAAAGTCAACTTGAGTTGCTTCAGAGCCGTCAGTATGTTCGTGTGTAGTCATGTTCTTTACGTATGTTTTCGTCCATGAACTCATACCTCCATTACCATAACGTAAGCCATTAACGTTATTGATAGACTTCCATCTAAACTGTGCTTGTTGATATCTTGGGTCTTTGTCTGTAAAATCTAATTGAATATTAAAGAAGTCTTCTTCAGGCAACGTGTCACCATCGATAAGAATAAATCGTTCAGTCTCACTTAATTCACCTGCGGCTTTGTGTGCTTCATCTGAGCCCAATACGCCGTCAACACGTTGTGCCCAAGGCACCATGTTTTTAATCTCTACCCAGAATTCTTCTTTCTGTGGTTCATCGTAACTTAGATAGATAACATCTAAATCTGCAACGTCAACAATGTTACTCATCCTTTTCCTTTTTTTGTTTTATTTAAGGCTTCTTCAGTGATATTATCGTCAGGTGCTATTTCTGCATCAGCATTCATAAATCTCATACGTTGAATCAAATCCCAGTTAATGCCTTCACTTGGTTTCCATTTAGATGATATATCATCTACGTCAGTCATACTAGATATGACTTCTTCTTTATCCGATTTCATGTGTTTGTAACTCCCAATGCTGAACTCTCTTAGCATCTTTTGATTTAAATTTATTCATATCTATAAGTATACTTATGTCATCTACAGAAGTCAGGATACCTGATGTACTAGGCTTATATTTTTGTACAACTGCATTAGGTCTGTTACGATTAATACGTCCATCGATCACTTTGATGTCAGGTCTGGCTTCTGCAAACTGGCCGGCGTCGATGATTATGTAAGTGCCTTCATGTTTATCACATGTATAGCACTCTACCGATCCGTCTTTATTATAATATAATCTAAACTCCGGAGCCTCTATTTTGGGTGCTTCCCAAACAGTAATATAGTCCTCATCGTTATCAGTCGGTCTGTTATTTTCTGAACTCACTTAAAAGACTCCTCTAGTTTAGCAGAAAATGACTTGATATGATAGTGAAACGGATACTTCTGTGGGATTGTATTCACTCTTAATGTATTTTGATTAATCTCATACACTAATGTATCAGTCCATTTTTCTGATGGCATACCATTTATAAATTGCTTCATGTGTATCATAGACATGTCGTTAAAAGTTGGGAGAGTGGAATTCTCTACTCCTACGACATGACATGCATAAGCATAAATCCAGTCCGTTGTAGCCGGCTCGTCTGGATTACATTGAAGTGTGTCTCTGAACTCACTCCAGTTTTCAAAGACATGTCTTACGATGTCAAAGAATTTTTTTGCTGTTTCTGACTTCTTAAAGTAAGTAATAGCATTATATGTGTCAGGCAGTTCGTTATCGTCTATAAACCTACGATAGGTGCGTACATGCGATATATTTTGCTTGAAGTCACGTACTGATGTTGATACAACTAAGTCTTTTTCTCTTAGTATATCCCACCAATAATCGATTGATGCGGGTAGATACATGTCTGCTTCTAACTTGATTGTATACTCATAAGGACTGGCTTCATATACTTGCCAATCATTGATAAGTTTCCAATCTGAGTCTGGTGCTTGATCACCGTGCGGAAGTTTAATCACTCTATGAAATGCTTTACACTTTGTCTTATCATCAGAGATCAAAGATACTTTAGCATCTGGCATTACTCTCATAATAGACTCTGCTAATTGTTCTGCACATTGGACATAGTTGACAAGGTCAGTATTCTGTGCTATAATAACAAATCCCTTATCCATTCATAATCCCCACAAATAAATCTTTATTCATTACATGAAAGTCCATATCTTTAATAGACATATATTCTTTTCTCACTTTACTTTTCTTCCAATGATCGAACATAATTGTAAAGTCTGTGTTAAAGTCATATTGAGAACCATTACAAGGTATTTGTATATCGTCTGCGTTCGGATACACTGATGTGTTCTTACCAACATGAACAAGACTCCATGGTATATAGTCACTCGGTACATCTGTGTGTCCATTAACAATTTTAAGTGCAATTGTTAATCCATAATCATTTCTATATACACCACCTACAAAACTGTGTATGTTTGCGTAGTGATCATAATTGTTTTGTACCATCTCTAATGTTTCAAAGATTTGTTTTGCACGATTAGATTTCTTAAACATAATAACAGTAGCCCACAATGTAACATAACTGTATGCACTCATCTTCTCTTGTGAGGCTTCAGGATGCATGAGCATGTGTGTATTACTATGACAACAGAATGTGTCAGACAAGTCAAACGTTTTTAATAATGTATCAGAGTTAACAAGGTAGTCAACATCAAGTACAAGCGTTTCCTCATAGGGACTATGTTCATATGCTTGGAATCGACCTTTATTAATCCATGCTGTTTGTTCTTTGATATTGCTTTTGTCTGGTTCGACTTCGATGATAGAATCAAACGTATTAATATCTGCTGTTATAGTTTTAACTGATTTTGAATCAGTAACTAAAGTTGTAGGTAAGCCTAAGAACGACTCTATTCTTCGTGCGGTATAAACAGCCATTTCAGCATAGTTATATTTGCTTGAATTAAATGCAAATACAATTACCCCGCGGTTTGCTATCTTTTTCTTTCTAGTTCTTTCCATTCACTGTTCCACTCAGTCATTGTTTGATTATATGTTTTAGTAAGAGATTTTAATAGTTCTATTCGATCTACTTTTACCGGATTGTCAAACGTGTCAATTACGACCAGAGTTTCGTCAGAAAATGAATTGAGAAATCCTATAGTTTGTGCATCGGCTTTCCACAAGCCACCTTGTTCTGCAATAACAAGTTTGCTACTATATTTTTCTTTTAGATATGCTTTTGCTGAGTTATGACTAAATCGAGCCTTCGCATCTTTTATAAGTGTTTTTGTATCCATAGATTATAATACTCCCGCAAGTATTTAGACGTTTTTTAAAGGAGTAAAATAAAAGAATTTTAAAAACAGAGAGTTATTGCCAGTCTTTTTTGCCGCCCTCGGCTTCATTGAATTCATAACCAGCTATGTATGAGGCTACTTCATTCTTATTCATTCGAGGGGGTTGAATTTTCTCTCCATTACCAGTTCCTTCTGGATAGTAATGAGGTGAGGCTTTGCGACTGTACCAAGAGTCAGCAGTTCCCCTATCAAAAGGAGAACCGTGCCATGATGGATAGTGTATACCTTTATACTCTGTAGTGTCAGCCATTATTTAAGAGCCAGATACTGCGCCAGCTATCGAAGGTGTTCCCCACGATGCAGATAGATTTGTAGTCTCAGGTAATTGTACAGTACAAGTCACAGCAGAACTAGCAGATGCTACTAAGTCATTAGGAATTTCGTCCCAAACTGAGTAGATAGTAATGACTGAACCAGTGTCTCCGTTAGATTGTTGAGCACCATTAGATTTAACAATATATCTAATGAATGATGACAAATAACCAGAAGGACCCGAGTCTGCTAACTGTGTGAATGCTGTTGCATTCGATGTTGATAATCCAAAGTATCCTTTGTTTGCATCTACTGTAGGAGTGTTACCACCGCCACCGACTTTAGTAATACCTGAATAGTTAGTTGATGCAATTGAAATTGTACCTGAGTTAGGTGCAGACATAGTAACTGTTCCTGTGTCACTTGCTAAGTCTGAGAAAAGTAAGTTAATACCAGATCCAGATGGGTGTGAAGCAGTCATTTTGATTTGACCACCTGAGTTGAAGAACCACCTTGCGGCGTCGCCTGATGCAAACGTAATAGTATGAGTGAATGTAAGACCATTCTGCCATGAACTAGCACGTGTTGCTGTATCAGCAATAGTAGAACCCTGTGATGCGGCGTTTCTTCTATTATTATAAATTGTTGTTAAGTTTGTAGGGATAGCAGACAAATATGTAACCGTTCCACCGGCTGTCGGTGCAGTTACTGATGTAATTGATGACCCTTGATGTGTTGCGGCTGATGCTGTGTTAGTAACAAGAGAGTTCCATTGTCCTGTTGCTATGACAGTAGTTCCAGCACTTACTTGTGATACAGCACTTTGACCATATCCAGCAGTTGTTCCACCAGTTGACCAAGTTGTGTTTAGTTTGTTAGCGCCAGTTTCTACTGTGGCACCCACTAAGTTATTAAAGTCTGTTGCTTCGATTAAGCCGTTTTGTGCGTAACTCATGTTATAATCCCTAAATTATTTGATAGTAACAATGGCTTCTACTGTGCCAAAGTCAGTTGTTGTCTTGTCTTCTAATGCTCTGCCGATTACGTTGAATGCTGTTGCTTCACCTTCTTCAGCGGCACGTGCATGTCCTTCACCAGCACTTACTAGTCGTTGACCTTTACGTACTGTTCCTAATGTTTTTACTCGTACACGTCCTGTCATTGCAACTGCAGGGTGAGTGTCATTTGATCCTGCCCCGTTGTTCATTAAGAACGCCATGTTGTCTGAGACAACACCAAATACGTCTTCACTTAACTCATATTTAACAGCAGTGACTTCATGTTCGCCGCCTAATTCTACAACTGTTCCAGGAGTATATACATCATCTGCTGAGAATCGTTCAGCCAAATCCGCATATGTTGCTGATAAACGTGATCCAGTTGACAATGCCCAGTTACCTGTAATTGTTCCTGCTGTTGTATTAGCTCCAGTAGTTAATACTGTTGCTTGAGTTTGTGTTGTTAAAATGTTACCACCATATGTTGGTAGATAAGCGGCTACGTTTGAGTTACTGTATGTACCTGCAAATGAGATTGGATCTCCGTTTGCATACATATATTTGTCTGTTCTGATACCATATAAGTTACCAGAGTTATTAATAAAAATACCACCTGTATCTAATAAGATAGCAGAAGCATTTGCACCAGTGTTACCTGTTACAGACCAAACACCAGTTAAAGTACCGGGTGTCGTTGCTGAACCTGTTGTGATCGCTGTTGTTTGCAGTGTACCGATGTTAGCAGTTGTAATAGATGCATCTGCAATAGTAGCATTAGCAGAGATTGTTAAATAACCTGCTGTAAAATTATTTGCTGTTACATCATTAGTTGCTGTAAAATTGTTTGCTGTAGCATTGCCTGTAATATTAACTGAGCCAAACGTTGTGTTACCACCGGATGCTGTTGATGTTAATGATAACCATGCTAATGCATTTGTTTCGCCGTCTGTAGGACAAACTTTCAATGTTGTAGTTGATGTGTCGTACCAGATTTGCCCTCTGAGAGATTGTGCAGGTGGAGTGCTTGACGCAAAGTTCTCAGTTACATGGACAAAGTTTGTATCTAAAGATTGACCGTACCCCGCGTAGTTTCTACCGGGCAGACCTAATGAGGTACTGCTTGTATTAATAGTACCGTCAGCGATGGTCGTTAAGACTGTCCCATCACTTTTTACAATTGTATATGCCATTTTCTAATTCACTCCGTTAATATTATTTATCTTAAATGGTAACTAAATTAGTTAGAGATTGTATTCTAACCGTATAATCTATCTGTATTTGCCTATTCAAGGACTTTTGCACAGGGTGAAATATTACGTGAGTTAAAAGTCTTGTAATTACGTTTCCGTTTGCATCTGTGCCGTAGTTTGCTAATAACCCTAACTCATCAAAAATGTAGTTAGAATCTGTTTGTGTACTGTTATCAAACGCGGCTTGTCCTGCAGGCTCACCATAATCTAGTAAACATTGTACTAGAATATCAGTATACACACGGCCTGTAGTGTGAAATACTGTCATTTTGTTTCTTGTCGGGTCTAAGTTAAAAACACTTGTATCATCTACGATTTTTGCATATGTTTGATTATATAAAGCCGCATTCTGTCCTGTAGTATTAGGTGGTAAATATGTGATTACACCTGTTTCGTCAACTGATGCTCCACCATTACCGAATGCCATTTGATATATCTCGCCGTAGCCTCTACTAGATAGAGTATCTGCTATTGCTTCAGACATGTTTTCATAATTGATTGCGTTCTTTGCTTCTTGTAAAACTTCGCCGGTGTTATAGTCTCTGATTGTCAGGAATCCTTCCATTTTCAGAATTTGTTGATCGCCAGACATTAACTATCTCCTCGCATCTGCACTAACACTTCTTTAGTATCAGGATCAGTTATTTTCAGACTAGATGAAAAGTAAATTCCGCTGTCTTCGTTAGGCTTAACTTCTTTAGGGTCTGAATTCTCTGATTTATTATTGTTCATCTCTTTATTTATCATTTAGGTTATATCCGTTTGTAGAAACTTTGCGGGAGTAGTATTGGAGATCTGTAATGGGTCTCCGATAGTCGTATTAAACACATAAGAGTTCCAAGATTGATCAATATATAAGTCACTAAGACGATTATTACTCAATAAACTAAACACTTCTGTAAACTTACTAATGTATTCTTGCACTCCTGTACCGTTTGCTCCTCGTTGTAATCCACCTACTGTGTTATTAGCAAAATCAATCGTAGTGAAAGTAATTTGCTCTCCGTTAATATACAATGTATTACCTTCTAATGATGTAATCTTCAGTGAATCTCCTGCTGAGATATAAGAACCATCTGTGATTTTTAATATCGGGGCAAGATTTTCAACATTAACAACATAAGTATCAGGATCTAATGTAATACCAGTAGTATTATTTAGAACAGTTACACCACTCAAAATGTTTTTATCTGAGGTCAATCCGATTGAGTAAATGTTATTGACCGGAGTCGGAGCAAGTACGTTCTGTACGATGTTATCTGTAACTCTTGTAACGTCTCCTACAGAAATATTTTGTGTTAGCGGGAAGATAGGTTGTGCTAACCATGTCCTTGCTTGTACATTTGCTCTATATACAGTTTGATTTGCATTTTGATCTACAAAGTTTAGATATATTTCTTCATTTGGTGTTGAGTTAGGTATCATATTAGTCATAATCACAACATCTCCTGGAGAGATTTCTGTTAATAGACTTACTTCATTGTCTGCATCAACTCGTAGTCTGTCAGTTGGTAGACGATAACCGTTTACAGTTACCCAAAGTCTTTCAACATTTGTTTGTTCCCATTGTGTTACATTCATAACACCTGTATCATCTGTTAGAGTTACTGCTGTACCTGCATTTCTAGTTAAGCCGATAGTAAATTGAGTACTATTTAAGACTTGTTTGATATAGTATGTTGTACCTTGTATCAATCCACCTAGTACTGCGGCTCCTGCAACTTGTCCTTGCTTTGTAAAGATAACTTCATTGTTAACAACAAGTTCAGATGTATCCTGACATGTAATTCTACTATTAGATGCTGTAGTCACAGTTGCTTGTGTAGTAACTAAGAAGAATGTTCCTTGTCTCCATACATAACCACCTGAGATGTATGTTGAAATACCAGTAACTGGATAATTCACTGCATCTAGTGCTGGATTATAAACTTGTGTATAGATTTCAAATCGATATTGATCGAATACTCTTACATAGTAAGAGTTGCCATTCAATTCAACTGATCCATAGATGCCATCTAGTCTTACTAATTGATCAGTTGCTAATGAGTGAGGAATACCTGTTGTAATTCTTGTAGTTGGGTTACCACCACATGTTGTGACTAGCAATCCTGTTGCGGTAGTCAATACAATCGTAGTTCCTAACTGATCTTTAATAGTTGCTTTGTTAGTTCCCGTATCGATACTTGCTACAAAGTAAACTTTACCTTGTTCTAGTCCACCGAAGTTAGTTCCTTGAAAGTAAATCTGTTGATCGATTGCAAAACCTGCTACTGTATCAAATGTAATTTCATTTGTACCTGTAGTTGTTGCAGTTGCTCTAGTAACTCTAAGCGGTTCTTCTTGTCCAGTCTCAATGTTTGTAATGTTTGCAACTGTAATAGCATTTGAACTACCTACCATTGATCCTGAATCAGTTGTAACAGTTACAGGTGCTCCGCCTACTTCTAACGAGATAGTAAACGTTGTTGAATTGATAATTTCTAAGATATAGTATGTTACACCTGCTGTAATTCCACCTATAGTTGGATTAGAGAAGACTATTGGCTCATCTACTGTTAAGACTGATGTGTCTGCACAAGTTAAAGTGTCTAATAACTCATCGTATGTAACGATAGTAGGCGTGTCTTGGTCATATGTCTCTACATTTGGAGTATCTTCATCGAAAGTACCTTCTAAGTGAGTTGTTGCAGTAACTGTAATAGTTGTAAACGAACTACCTGAAGTACCTGAGATACCATATTGTGTTGTTAAGTATTGTCTTTCAGTATTATTATAAGTTAAGACTGAAACTTTTGCACCAACAGCCGGTGGAGCAAAGAACAACACAGTATTCGCTCCGTCGTTTATTTGATATGATGTATTTGTTTGACGTAAGCCATTAACTTCTACAATTGCATTCTGTGCGTTTGCTCCACCATTGTAATTGCTCATAGCAAATGATGCTGTTGATCCGTCACCTATATATTCTTGTATTTCTGGAACAGAGTATCCATATTGTGAAGGATCAGCAGAGTCTCCGAATATTGAATAAACAATATAGTCTGTATTATTGACATAACCAGCTGGATTTGCTAATGTAAGTTTTGCTTGTATGCCGTTTGGCTGTATACCAATTGCATAATCATTTGTTACGTATGATGATATACCTGCCGCATCACTTAAAGTGATAACAGTTCCACCATCAGTTGCTGAAATAGTAAATTCATTATTGTCTACTATAGTTTTAATATAGTAAACAGTGTTTGGTGTAATGTCTGTCCCAAACATGTCTGCCGCAAATTGAATTTTGTTACCAGCAGATAATCCAACTGTAGTTCCTGTTGTGATCGCATTGTTTGATGCTTTAGTTCTGCTAATAGTATTTGTTTTACCTAATATTAGTCTACTACCGTTGTGATATAAAACTGGGTCAGTCCATACTGTTCCTGTTCCCGTTTGAATATTAACTAACATCGACCCTGTTGCATCAGTAACAGATTTGATTGGGCCCGCAAGTCCTGTGCTTGAGTCATAACTTTCTGATATAGTGATAGAATTTGTTGCTGTAGAGATAGACTTAACATAGTAAGTAGTGTCTTCTGCAATCCCACCAAATACAATTCCTTGAAATGAGATTGGATCATTTGCTGTAAAGTCTTTTACATTAACACAAACGATAGTATCGCCACTAGCAATAGTCTCTGTTGCTTCTACTTCTATAGAATGTGATCCAGTTCTGATTACTCCAGATCCTTGGAAGAATGTTGCACTATAATTACAATTTAAGTAAATGTCATCAAAGCCTGTTTTTGCTATCGGTCTGATAGGATCAGTATCGGTGCAACCTTTAACTAGTTGATTACCATTGCCTACTTCATATACATCAATACGTAATGATTGCTTAGGTGCAAACACTAGTGGTGTATTCAAAGTAATTACTTTTGTTATCCAGTTAACAGAATAAGCACCTTTTTCTAATCCAGTACCTAAACCAGTTGTTGCATCAATAGTCTGTAATGTTATGTCTAATGGGTATTGAGCATATTGATCGAAACTATAATCTACTTGGAACTCAGTTGTAGGTGCAACTACTTTAGATACAACATTAAATCCTGTATGAGAATATTCAGTTACGTCCCAAACTGTTCCTGGACGTGACACTATTGTCATGTTTAATGTATCTTTGACTAAGCCCGGGACTAATTCTTCTGGTCCGTAACCATCTGCAAAATCTGATCCCTTAACATCATAGACTGGTTTCTCTACTGTGAACACGCCTGTTGCTGTCCATGTGACACCTGAGTCTGTTGATTGTAAGATAACGTTATTGTCACCAACAACTACAAACGTATCTGTTTCAGTTGCATATGTGATACCGTTTAAGTCTTGTGTTGTACCTGATGTTTGTGTTGTCCAACGTAGACCGTCTGTTGATGTTTGTATTCTACCGTTGTCTCCTACTGTCATCCAAATGCTATCAGCATAGATAACATCTCTAAGAGGTTGAGATGTTGCATCATATAATTCCATTCTACATTGAACTGGTATGACTGCATCTACTAATGTTACTTGTGATGTTAGTCCTGCATCAGTAAAGATTTCTACTTGAGTAACACTTATAACATCTACGTAATAAGTTGTGCCTGCTGTTAGGCCGCCGAATGTGTTTGTAAATCTGATTGGATCTGCATCTACAAATCCTGCTGTACTTGAAACATTCAATTGATTAGAAGATTGGTTTACAGAAACAACAGATACTTCATTTATACCTGTCCAGTTACCACCGTTGTTTGTTTGATATTTAATATCATTTTCACCGACTGCTATAGCAATTGTTCCGTTACTCACTACACCATATAATCCATATGGAGTAAGTTCAGGTCCGTCTTGCCAAAACTCTCCAGTTGGTTCAAATGAATATGCAATAATGTTAGTGTCTACTAATTCTGTTACACCAGTTGAGTAATCATATTTTTTACCTTTACCAACTGCAATGAAGCCACCAAAGCCTGATGTGTCGATTGAGTTAACTCCGTATAGAACTACTCCGAATACTGTATCGTAAGTTTTTCTATTCAACCATAAATATGTGTTATCACTATTAACAATTCCTTTACCAACTGCTACATAATAATTATTTCTATATGCTACGCTGTTTAGTTCTATTGCAGGAATAGTTAATGCTGTAGAGTTAGTTGTCCATACAATGCCATCGGCACTTCTATAGATTGGAGTCGCTGTGTTCGTAGTAGTCATTACATATAGACCACCACCATACACTACATCAGTTGCTCCAACAATTTTATTTGAAATTTTCTTTGTTGACCAACTCTGTCCTTCAATAGATGATATAACACCTGTATATTGATCAAAGTTTGCCGATGCTAAGTATTTTGTTCCGTTCCAAGATACACCAGTAATTGATACTCCTGTTGGGTAGAAAGGCTCATCTTTTAATACTGTGTCAACAGTAAATTGATCTTCGGGGGCAAATGCATTACCTAAGTAAACTGCATTTGGATATGACGTACCAGAGAACAATTGATCTAAATCTACGCCCGGCATATTGATGCTAGGCTGATAATATCCTTCTGCTCTATCGAGTGCGTTTAACACTCTGTTATCTGATCTCAACTCTTCCCACTTACCAATGATGAAGTCTTCATCGTTGTTAGAAATAACACAACGATAAACTCTGTCTAAGTATTTGATAATAGACTGATTGAAGTAGAATGGTTCTGGTAAGAATGCATAACTACCTGCTTTAGATAATGTAAGTCCTGTGAGTGATACTGTAGTAACTACGTTGACAACACTACCACCTGGGTTTGTTGAAATTGTAATTGAGTTAGCACCTGTATCGATTGTTTTAATATAGTAAGATGTTGATATTACTGCATCGATTGTACTATTAGGTATTGTTCCTTCAAATATAACTTCATCATTTAATGAGAAGCCAGTAACACTTGTTAGTGTAATTGAATCTGTTCCTGATACACATCCTGTAACATTAGTTGTTGTAAATCCACCAAAGTCAAATCCTATGCCACTAACTGGTACAGTCATTCGTGCATCTGAATAAACTTTTAATGTATTCTGTCCAGTAACTTTTAAGTAATAGGTATTTGTAAGATCATTGGGCTCTCCTGAGACAATCAAACTTGTGATTGCTCCGTTTGCATCAACTGCATCAACTTCTAATCTTACATCATTTGGGGTCGTTGTGCCACCGACTTCATTACCTGAAATAGTAATGACGTTTGTGATCGCATACCCTTCGCCTGCAGTAGACAAGATTGCTCTGTAACCACCTAACTTATATCCTATATCAAAGATAGCATTAACAGTTGGTGACTGTGTTAAACTAAATGCAGTGTTTGTATCTGCAAGTGTAACATCTTGTGTTCCACCTTTAGTTGTTGACAATCTGATCCAAGGGTTACCAGTACCTACCATCGGACCGTTGTCTGTTGCTAGTACAAATGTTGCTCCACCGGATACTTCTGCAAGTGTAAATGTTGTTCCTGAATCAATAGTTTTAATATAGTATTCTGTTCCGACAACAATATTACCTAGTCCAACACCAGTAAATGTAATTGGCATGTTCACCCAAAGTGATGAAGTGTCGATACAAGTAACTCTGTTTGTTGAAGCGGACGTTGAACTACAATCTACTTTAATGTAAGTAGACTTGTCTCCGTTCACTGAGAAGTCAAATATAAAGTAAGTTACGCCAGTAGATATCCCTGCACCACTTGGTACTGAGTTAAACTGAATCGGCATATCTTTATAGAAATTAAATGTTCCTCTGTCTTGGTCACTTAATGCAATTCTATTGTTTGTTGCTTCTGCGGCATCTCCTGCGATTGTTGCATAGCCTGCTCTGTCAAGTGTCTTTGACAATACTCCAGATGTGATATCTGTGTAGTATGCTGATGTATTATACATCGTAAACTTCTGTCCGTCAACCTGTCCAGGTGATACGGGCAATGACACATGCATTAACATTGATCCAGTGCCAGTAGTTAAGTCTACTGTGTCTTTCTGATTAGTTACTAAGGCTGATCCTGTTGTTACTGTAGACAATGCTAATGGAGAAACGTTTACATTTACTGCAATTTTTAATTCAGTCAATGACACAATTTCATTTACATAATATACTGTGCCTGAAGCAATGCCACCGTAAGATGTAAGTGTGTTGCCACTTGCATCAACCATAGTATTGAATATAACAGAGTCATTTACTGAGAATCCTGTAGTCTCTGCAACAGTTATAACGTTTGTACCAGTTGTTGTAGCACTCACTGTAGTTGTCAGAGGCGTTGCTGTGGTGCCTATTGTAATTGTTTTATTGTCTACGACAGTTGTTACATAGTAAACGTCATTTTCTTCTATGCCACCAATCATTGTGCCTGTAAAGAATAATGGGATACCCATATAGAATCCATCTGTTCCACCTGTGCCTATTACACTTTGTGGAATTGTAATTTTGTTAGTAACTGCTTCAGTTGCCGTTGCAGTTAATAATCCCGGGTAATTAAGAGTTAATACAGCAGTGTCTGTTACTTCGCCTGCATATGCAAACATGCCTGCTGTTCCTGATGATGCAGTTGTTAATGATTTAATTGCTCCACCTGAAGTCTCACTAATTGTAAAGTCAGTTACAGTGAGAATAGAGTTGACATAATAAACTGTTTCGTTTATAATGCCACCGATCACTGCTCCAGTAAATTTAATTGGCATGCCGACTGTAAAACCTATAGTTGAACCAGATGAGTTTAACTCACCAGTTGCATTATCATATGGATTTAATCGAACTTTGTTTCCGGTTGCAACAGTGTTTGTTACTGTACGTTTGAATTCTGTGTATAAAACTTCATTATCATTAGTAACACTAGATATTTCAAATATTGCCCCTTGTGCTGATGCTGAAATATCTGCTATCGGGGGTTGAGTTGCTTGTAAAGAAATAGATGAACTTGAAATGTTCTCACTATTAAAATAACTACCTGCAAAGAATGAACCGTAGAAAACATTTGCTTCCCAATCTAAGACTTGACTCGTATATGAGGTTCTATCAAAACGCATTGAGATTTCATTTTCTCTTGTAGGTCTTGAACTTGAAATAGCAGATGCTTTAGCACCTACGTTTAATGCAAAGTCTCCGTCAGTTGTTCCAGCAGTAAATTGAACTCTGTTTATTTGGTTAACTGCATCATCATAACTTGTATACAAAGCAATAACTGTAGTAGGAGTAGTTTCTAATACATTAATGTAATACCATTGATTATTAACAAGTCGAGTGACTTCTGCTCCAGATACAGCATCATCTTTATATTGTATTAAGTTACCAGTTGCTAGACTAGGAGCAAACAGTTTAATTGTATGCAATGTAGAATTTATATCTGCATTTGTAAAGAACAATTGTTCTGCTGGTGCAATTCTAATTTCTGGTAACACAGCATACCCTTCTCCGGGATTTATTACGTTCACACTGATTACACTATCAACACTCATCACTGCTTCAAGTTGTGCTTCAACTCTCGGTGCTGGGTATTTCGTTAAATCAATGTATGCTGTTATCTTGGGCGGCTCAATATAATTCTTTCCACCGTCAAGTATTACCACTGAAGGTAAATCTATAATAATTTGAGCACCTGGTAGATGCGTTGTTGGTTCTGTTCCGTTTAACCCTCGTTGTAGTCCACCTAGAATATTTAAAGCACGATCTACAAAAGAGTAACTTATAATTTCTTTACCAATTTGTATTGTGCCGTTAATTGGGAAGCCTGATGCATTGTCTACCATTGCAACAACTGAACCAATTGTAATGTATTCGTTTAATTCTGTAATTTGATAATCAGTCTGTCCAATAATTGACAAGCCGTAATTATTATACCAATTAGAATAAGGTGATGTTTGCCATAATGCGTTAGTTGGTAAATATTCTTCATCTGTATCTACATTTGCATATACTAATTGAGGAGAAATATAAGATTGAGTTGTTTCGTTCCATTCAGCAGGTAGATCAAAGTCAGTTATATTGCCTTGATATGTATCTATACCTGTATACTTAAACAAGAAGTCTTTAATAACTACGTGATAAGGTTTTGCTTCATTAATATATCCTGACAAGAACTCTTGGTTATCTTGTTGATAGTTCTGAATCGGTTTTAGTTCTCTAATAACGTGTGATACGTCCACTAATGATGTCTTGTTTAACCAAGGCAAGTAGTTTTGTGATTCATCTGTCTCACTTTGAATATATTCAAATAAGATAATCAAAGATGTGTTTCTAAATGCTACTAATTCATCAATGTAAATTTGTTCATTTAATGCACGAATGATCCAGCGTGTTTCTTCACTTGGGTATTCATCAAATGATGCAGTATCAAAGAAGTTGTCGCCGAAGCCTGTTTTGCCTGATGCATAATTCCAAAGATAAAGATTAAACTTGATTGTGCCGTTTTCTAAACCGATACGTGTCCAAACATCGTTGCCGTCATAACGATACATTTCCCATTTGCCGTCGCCGTTTGCTTCAACTGTAGCAATTGTTTTTGTTACTACATCGAGTTTAGCAAGGTCTGCATAAATTGCAACAGAAACTGTTGACTTAGTATTGTTATTATATTGGCCAGCAGGGTTAGTTGTCGGTAACCACCAGTTGACATACGACCAGTAATCTGATGTATCGTAATATGTTCCAGTTGCAAATAAGTATGTAGCATCCTGTCTAGTCTCTGCTATTGGATACTCTGCAAGAACTTTGTTTGCATATTCTAAATAGTTTTCTAATCCTAAGAATCTACTAAAGAAGAAACTCTGTCTTGGTCTAGCAAGTACGCCAGACTGAACTGCTTTTGGTAAATATGGATTAGGTACAACTTCGCCAACTTCATCGACACCTGACAATGAATCTAGTAGACGATCATAAAGACCTTCTGGTCTATTAGTTGAAGTTTGCGGACCGAACTTAGGTAGACCTGGTAAGAAGTCATCTGCTAGTCCGTCTTTAATTAAATTAAATTCTTGGTGAGAAGGATCGTCATTGTTACCTACTGCAAAGCCTATATGAAATACACTATCAGTAGTATTAATATATGATTGTGTGTTATATAATGCAAATGTATTTTGTAATAATGGTGCAAAGAACGCAACACCTGATCTACTAGGATTAGTAATATACTGTTGCAAGGTAGTATCACTTAATGTTTTATCTATTTCACTGTTGACAATATTAGTATCACGTACCCAGAAGTAGTAACAAGTTGTTACTGTATTAGATGCATTTAAATCTGCTTCAACACTATATTGTGTATTTGCTTTTGGTATACCCGGACCTTGATATTGTGCAGGTGTTACTGTTGACTTAACCCATGTATAACATGATACATTTGATCCAGGAAAGACTCTTCCCCAATGTCTAGCATTATACGTAACATCATTTTGATGATAGTTTAACCATCTAGTACGAGAAGTATCAAACCAAATCTTTCCAGTTTGCGGTGCTCCCCAAACAAGACCTGCATTTACTCCACCTATCTCACTATTATATGTTGCAGGATCTACACTATTAACATAGTCAATATTTTCTCTAACTGATCCTAATAGTTTTTCTTGCATTGGATCCATATAATCTAAATTGATTAATGTGTCATTAGTTTCCGCACTATAAATCTGCGAGTTTTGTATTCTATTAATATCTACGATTGCTGATGTTTGTCTATAAAGAGACCAATCTTTAGCAGTTCCAGAGTTCTGGAATAATGTAATTTGTCCTTCTAGGTTGCCATAACTTAAGTTAGGGGTACCAATAATAACTTGATTATTAGTAAAGTCTAATGCTGTTCCGTATTGTGGTTCAAAGCCATAGTTCTGATCTTGGCTATTTAAATTCTGTGCGTAAACAAACTTACCTGGATCAGCAATTGATCCATTGTAGTTTGCAAGATAGTCATACATGTAAACTGCGCCTGCACTATCCCATGTGTCAACAAAACGAGTTGCATTGTTGTCGAAAATTGTATCGTTATCTAAGTTCTCATCGTCAATAAAATCAAATGTAGTTCCTAAGAATCTTGTTGATACCGGAGCAGAGATTACTACTGAATCACTCTCATCAAATTTGATTGTGTTACCAAACAATGTTCTGCTTACGTTGTGAGGTGCAATGATTACTTGTGTCTTATCATAAATTGCAAAACCTAGTTCAGCAAATGCAGTAGTTGACGGTGCTTGTAACAATAGTTTTTCATTTACTAATGCTAGACTTGTATTGATAGTTGAAATAATTAGTTTACCATCAGCAGTTGCACTTGAAGTTACATTTGTAATACCATACTGATTAATTAAACTAGAACATTGACTTGCGTTTGATCCAGATGGCAACACTACAAGATAACCGTTAATTAATAATTTAGTTTCTGTAGTCAAAGCAGTTACGCCTGTACCGATTACTGTGCCGTACTTGCCGCCACCGTTTGTATATCTGTAAACTGATCCGTCTGTTTGTTTTGCCCCGTCAATTCTTATCTCGCCGGGTGCACCCATCAATATTTCACTACCATATGAAGTCATGTCAGTTGCGTAACCTAATTGTACTCCTACTCTGTCATCAGCATCAGGTATCATTGATTGTACCCATTGAATGTTACGAGAACTAACAGTAATAATATCGCCGGCTCTAATATCTCCAAAGTATCTAAAGTCTAGTTGTCCGCCACCAACTGCATAGTTGTTGTCATTAACAAATGTTCCGTTAACTTTAACTAGCAATGATTCAATTTGCGGGAAGATACTAAATGTGACACTAGGTTCGTCTATGAGTGTTATGACTGCATTAGTTGATCTACTCTCTTTAAGTGAGAATGTTTGTGCAGATACATACTGCATGTAGTAAACTTTGTTTGGTGTAATACCTGAGTTACCGAATGATCCACCTTCATTGAATGCTACAGATGTATTTGTAAATGTTGCATCTATTGCAGTACCTGTAAATGTAATTACGTTTGATGCTACCGCAGTTGCAGTTCTAGCAGAGAATACTGTGTCCCATGCTAGTGGATAATGTTGTGGTTGATTAGGAATTGCTGTATACTGTGATTCTATGTTTTGTACTAAACGTGAGTACACATAGTTTGTTCCCCATTTTTCTTTTGTAGTGGGAGATTTTGTATTTGGAGCACCTATTGATATAGTGTCTCCGTTACTATCGCAACTTACAGAGAAGCCAAAGTTGTCGCCTGCTACTGCACTTACTGGAGCGGCTGTACCTTCAATTTCTGCTAGTTCTACATAAGAGATTTGATCTGCTGTACCAGTGCCTGTTCCAACACCGGTTGCATTAAAGACAATGCCTACTTTATCATCTAGTGCACCGAGTGCTTTAAAGTCTGTTGTGCCTACGCTTGTAATTGTATATGTTTCACCAATTGTAAAGAAGCCTGCATTTAAAGGTATGTGTTGTCTATTGTAAACTTCTATTTGATTAGACAGTGGACTACCTGAATATATCCACTCTTGGTCATCACTTATTGCAAGACTTGTGCCTGCACCTTCTGGACCAGTAAATGTTTGCAACAATGTAATATCATCTGATAAAACAGTATCGTTTAATGTATAAATTCTAAGTGTTGATGATCCGAATGCACCTGTTGTAGTTGCTGGCTCACTGATTACAAATAGATTCTTAGAGTAAGCAATTGCTGTACCAAATGAGGTTCCACCAGTTAGAAGACTTCCAGTATCTTCGTCAAAGTTACCAGTCGTAGTATTATAACCATAACGATAAACTTTGCCTGCTGATGAATCACCTATTAGGTAACCCATTCTAGGAGTATATGCTACAGCACTACCGAATGTTTGTCCGTCAGCACGATTTAAATTCTTTGTTAAACTATAGTTGATTGACTTTTGATATACACCCCAGTTGCCATCACTTGCTTCGTCTACCCAAACTGTGTTCTTTGAGAACTCTGCTTCATTTAAGTCTAAGTCTGCAATGTCTGCTGGTTGTGCTACACGTTGATTAACAAATGTTAATCCTAAACCATTGCCATCTAATATAGTAGGCGGTTCTTCTAACGATAAGTTAATTGTAATTTCTGTTAGATTATTAACAGTTGTTACAAGATAATAACCGTCTACGTTAGGTGCAACATTTATAAATGATACTGGATCAAGTTTTGATAATCCGTGTCTTTCAGCAAATGTAATTGTAGTTGTGTTGTTTGTATTTGGTGTAACGTTTATTACTCTTCCGACAGGTTTGATTGAATAAACTCTCCATTGTTCTTTGAAGTTTGCTATCCACATGTAATCTCTTACATAAAAGTCTTGTATTGGTATTTGTTTTCCGTTACTATTGACTGCTCGTAGTCCTAAATCATTATAGTAGTAAGCGGCCATCTTAACATCGTCATAGTTAACGTACCCTGCTGTTGGGTAAAGACTTAACGGATCTTCTTTCGTTAATGTAGATAAGATATTGGGTCCGTCTATAGGCCTTGCATAGTTAAATAAGTTGTGAACTGATACTTCTTGTTGAGCACCAAAAGTAGGGGTACCTTCTGTTAACGATACGATACCAGGATTGCCTGTCAGTTTTGCTTCATTAAGTTTAAAGTCTACAAAGTTACTGTTTAGTGTTCCACCGAACTCTCCGGAAAGAATAGCCCAGTTCTCATAAACATCATAATTAATTCCGCCAGTTGATAACGTAGTTCCTTTAAATGCAGATACTGCATTTGTTGTACCTTTTAATTTAATTAAGTTTTTATAAACATTAACTTGTGTAATGTCTGATAGATTTACACTAGAGAGATAATCTCTAGGTCTAAACCCAATTAGAGAGAATGATAATTGATCTGCATCCTTTTCTAAGTTTGCTGTGTTACTGTTGTAATACAGTGTGCTTTCATATGAACGTGTCGCAGAGTTAGGTAATAAGCCTTTTTGTATATCGTTGTAATCTGTTTCTACCCAATTAGTTTCTTCAAACTTAGCGGCTGATTCAATCGTTTTATTTGCTGTAAAAAATTTGTTTTTGTATTTGACTATCTCGCCTTTTGCATATTTATATGCAGGCTTCCATTCATAAACATTGTCTTGGTTAAGAATAAACCCAGAAGCATTGACAGTTCCGTTCCATTCAGCAGTCTTAGTACCTCGTAAGTAAATACGATTCTGTCTGAGACCTGTAATTAGGTTATAAATGACATCATTAAAGAGTGTGTTATTATCAAACACAACACCATGTTCAATATTGCTCAAATTAAATTGACCATATGCCATGACATCACCGGAGTTCAATGTTTTTACATGAAACTTAGTGTCTAATCTTTCTATTGCTAAATCTTTAATTGCAATAGGATATAAATTCTGATTCAATAAGAAGTTTTCTTGTTCGATTGTCAATGGCTGAACAATGTCACTTTCTTTTTGAATTTTAAAATCTTGTGCGGATGGATTAACTGTAATCAATGATCCAAGTTCCCAATTGAACTGTGACCAATACAAATATTCTTTGATCATTACATTCCAATTGAGTTCAATACCATTTTCGATATTATCGAACACCATACCTTTGCGTTCTAACCATGCACCGTAACTTGCTAAGAATTGTGAGAGTGCTTGATACGTATAAAACTGTGTACCGTAAGGAACAATCAATTCTTCTCGTTCAGTCGTAGAGTAATTATCTGCGACCTTAACTGTATAATCATCTACTTCAATTGATGTTGTTTTACCATTTGATATTGGAGTATCAGTTGTAAAATATGCTTGTGTTTGCGAGTTACCAAATACTTTCCAACCATTTGATACAACTTGAATTATAACACTTGAAAATTTTAATTGATCGTTAGGTTGATTGTCATGCAATAATACAGCATAACTTTCATCTGGTATTAAAAGTGATGAATTGTCAGAGTTAGGTGTTGCTTTCTCTACAAAGAATTTTAATAATGCCTTATCACTGAAACCTGCAAGTCTATATACTAAACGTACATCTAAGTTATCTAATAAAGTTGTAATTTCTGTTGTTGCATCTACACCTTGTTGCTTTTCAAAATCAACGATCCAATTTATATAACTTGTTTTTGCTGTGCCATTACCATAGATTTGAATAGCACCAATATCTAAATGACTTCTATCATTTACTAGATATTGTTTGAATTCTGTGTTATACTTGTAATTGTCTAAGTCAGCACTTAAGTTAAAGAACTCTGCTGGTCTAGTCAATGCAAAGATTCGCATCAAGTCAAATGGGTAAGAAGAACTTCTTCTATATGAGAACTCTGCTGGTGCATCGTCTCCTACTTTCCAGTCACGTTTGAATGTGTTAGCATCATAGTTTCCTACGATTGCATCGAATGGAGATAAAAGATCACCATGATCATCAACTGGAAGAATTGTACTTAAGCCAGGACGTTTTAATTCGTCAACCGTAACACTAGTTGTTCCACCAGTGTTGTAAATGATACCTGCTTCTATGTCTGCCCACATGACACCATTTGAGTTTGTGTAAGGTGCGGCTCCATATTGAGCAGTCCACCAAGTTGGCATTTCAGAGAAGCCTAACATCTCCCATGGTGCAATGTTTGGCTGAGATGTACCGTAGAAGTATTCATATACTCCTCTCCAGTAACCCTGATCGATAACTGTATTTGTTAACTTGTTTGCTGATTGATAATAGTTATAACTAAACTTATCTGCTGATGTATAACCTGTTTGAGTTTTGTAATCAATTCTGTTTTGTCCGGCCCAGTTTAAAAATTGCGAGCCGTAAATTTTTAAGAAGTCAGCACTTGAGTATGTAGACTCTCTAAAGAATCCAGGTAATACTTCATAACGTTCAATAGGAACTACTGTACTTAATTTAATATTATTATAGATTCTAGTTTCAAATTCTAATAATGCTTGATCTCTAAAATCTGTTAGCCCTGTTGCTGGCGTATAGTTTAGTGTATAAAGAGATGTGTAAGAGCCGTCATGCCCTCTAAGCATATATGTAGGAACTGAATAGTTAGGATCTAATACAACTTCTGGTTTCCACTTTGGATATAGTCCTAACTTAGTAGGAGTATTCGGTACAAAGTTTCCATATGTCTGATTGTATTCTTTAATCGTAACTACATCACCTGCAATTAAATCTTTAGTTACTGTTAGTGAAGGTGCAGTTGTTGATACTATATAATCTACGTCTCTGATCAACTGTGTTGTCTTTGTTACACCACTAGTTGTACGAGTAAGATAAACAAGCACTCCTTTATAGTTTGCTGTTTTAAAGTTATACGTTTGTGTTAAAGGATAAATTGATTCTTGTAATGCATTAGCAAACGTATATGTATTTGTCTTGTATGGTGCTTGTGATGGTATCATATCAGACCAGAAGAATGAATCACCTTCTGATTTTGCTGACACCATAGTTTCTAATGCTGTATCTAAAATATAACTCGGGTTAAATCTTTGTGCCCAATCAGTATCATTGACAGTCTTAACAAGTTGCTGTTTATATTGCACATACTGACTTGAATTAAATTGTAATGCATCAAATAAATTGTGTTCTGATTTACGTAAGAATACACTCGGCAAAACAACTGGAGCAGAGTTTTGAATAATCTTTGTTCCGTATGGTACTAAGTTTCCCAAGTCTCTTAAATTGTTAATCCCGAATATCGTTCCAGCTGAGTTTGGGTTATTAACAAAGATGTCTTGGTATTGTGATCTAATGTCACCAATGTCTGCAATCTCTAAATCAGTATTGAACGGGTTGTTGCTTAAATTTATAGGTATGCTATAATAAGCAGTTTTAGATGTTTGTTTACTGAGTACTAATATCTGAATAGGTGTGTCTACTGTTGGTGCAGTATTCAATGTAATTTTTGTAGTCGTATCAGTTTCAGTAATTGTGTAAGTAGTTTCCAATTGATATATGTTATTAACATATACTTGAATTCTAGGCCATGAATCAACTGTAGTGTCTATTGGAAGAACTGCAACGTCACACGTGAATTCGGCTGTGGTCCCTTTAGTATATTCTAGTTCAAATATTTGATATTGAACTGAGGGGGCAACTGCTGTTTGCCAACCTAATTCACGTGTTTTCGTTGTACGTGTTGAATAATCAAACACATAACCTGTATTAACTTTTGAAGTGACCGGAGTTGTTCCAGTAACATATGAGAATGAGTCAACATTGAGAGAACAATCAAAACTAATATCACCTACGTTATCTACTGCTGAGTAACGTATTGGGAAACCTAACACTGCATCGTTTGCACCAGTGCCTCTGCCATAAGCAAATAGTTTATTTCCTAAGAAAGATGTGCCTTGATAGACTGTAGCATCTCCAAACGAGATTCCATTTTTATCATAGATGTCAAAATTAGGTGCTTGATTGACTGTCAGTTTTTGTTGTGCTTCGTCCCATACTGTTCCGTTGAACCAAAATGTAGAGCCTTGATAATTATATCCTCTAAGTGCTACTGTTTGATCATCTACTAGACAAGGTGAATCTTCTGATTCAGTTAGTGTGATGACTGGCGCTGATCCGAATGTAATCGTTGAGAAGCCTACAACATAAATTTTATTTTTAACTTCTGCATTTGTATCTGCTGTAAAGATGACTCTTGCACCAGAAAACAATTCGTAGTTATTAACTGTAGTGTCACTACCAACGATTGAAACATTTGTTTGTCCAACAACTGTAGAGTTAGCAAAAGAAACTGTTAAAACAGTATTGACTCCTGATACACTAACATCAGTAATTTGTGTGTTGTTCGGTAACGCAAAGTTAGAATCTGTAATGTACATGCCTGTAGCAAATGTATTATAGATGTCTGTTGTCGGAATAGTAATCGTTGTACTTGTTCCTGTTACACCTGTGATCGATGCTGTATAACTTGTATACGTTTCGATGTCAGGATAGTATTGTTTTTTATTTGCAACTTGCTCAAATGCATTTGTTGTTCTTGTGTCTATAAAGTCGACCGGTAATTTAGCAATTGTACCAGCATCAAATAGTTTTAAGTTTGGATAAAACTCAATGATAGGACGTTTTGCTTTGTTCTTACCTGTTGCATATGTAGTAACGATAGTTGGGTCATTGTTGTAATCAGCAGTTGCATTGATAACATCAACATGGAACCATCTGTTAGAACGTGACCATGAATTTCTATTGATAGAGTTTCTACCTATAGTAATATAATCTTGGTCTACGGGAATAAACAACTCTGTATCAAAGTTACCTATAGAATAATTTAATGTATCATAAGGTATATAATTTGTGCCAGTAAAATCTTCCGGGACAACTAAATCTGTTGTTGGAATCAAGTTAATAGATTCACCAACGCCTTGTACATAATATTCACCAGTCAAATAACTTGATGGTATAATGTCTCCGTTGAATTGTACTTTTAATCCGTTTGTAAATATGACACCATTTGTAGATGTAAATGTTTTTTGTCCTATAATATCTGTATCGACATTTACTGTGTTAGTTAAGTTACTTTCGATTAACTTAATACTACCCACTTTATTTGCATTTGTGCCGTCTTGGTAGTATAATGTATCTAATAGTGCTGACAGATAAGGTATTCTAAGTATCTCACCTGTTTGTGATCTGTAAAAGTCTAACCCAATATAAGTTGTACCAAATTCTATACTAATTTTTTCATCAGTTGGTATAACACCAGCTGGTATTAAACGAATAGTTGGGTTTGTTGAATCTCCAACATACGTAATTGTATAAAAGTTTTCATTAACGTTTGTGTAGAAGCCTTCTTCCCATAAGCCTTCGTTAATGTTTGCAACCATTGACCCTGTTTGAGGAGTCAACGCTAAAGTAGTACCATTTAATGTTGCTGAAATTGTAAATGAAGTTGAATCGATAATGTCTTTAACATAGTAAATTGTATCAACATCTAATCCACCTAATAACGGATCACTACTAGGCACTGCTGTAAATGTAACAGTTTGATTTTGTGTTAAATCTGCTGTTGTGCCAGATGATAATTTAAGTTGTGTTGCAGTTGTCTCATCAATTGCTAAAGTAACTGGAGCAACGATCTCAGGAGATGTTAAATTAACATCATAGTTTGCACCTGACTCATCAAAGAATGATTGAACAAAGCCTACTTCATTTGGCTCTGACGTTTGATAGAACATGACAGTCAAGCCTTCTAATGAAGTTACTCCGTCAATGTTTCCTACTTCACTTACTGTTAAGCCGTTTACTTCTGAAAATAGTTTTGTACTTACAACACCAACGTTGTTGCTTCCTGGAAATAAAAATTCGTTTTGTGCCTCTCTGCTAGGAACAGTAAATGTTACATAACCTGTGTTTGCACCGTTGTTGTTAACACCGAGAATTTGTCTAGTATCTTGTGCTCCTTCAAGGCCTGAAGTTCCGGGTACGCCTTGTATCCAAAACTGAGTTTTTTGGTTAACTGCAAATCTATATGAGCCACCACGTAACAAAGTAAGTGTAGGATTTAATGACCCTGATGCGGCACCTAATGCTTTAATACTATATGCGTTTGATGTGTCAGTTACGATATAATCAGATTCTGAAAATACTGTTGCTGATGCAATTGTGACTGCTGGAGGACCTTCTGGTATCCAATAGTATTGATTAAAGTTAATTAACTTATCTAAGTCTGTAAATGAATCCCAAGAATAAAACTCGCTTTTAAATAAACGAGAGTTGTCTAATGTTACACCCCCTTTAAGTTTAAGTGCATCGATTAGTTCAGGGTAAGATACGAAATCTTTGGCAGTCGATTGATTCTCATTTAAGAATGTAGTACCAGGTGATAATTGATAATCTGTTCGTGTTTTGTTTGGCTCTGTTACATAGTAATCTTTTGCATTGACACCGTAACCAAATTTACTACCAACATACCCTTGTAACGTTTGTGTACTGGGTTCGTTGACTAGCTGGTCTAGTGTTGCTCCTAAGAACTGTGCGTTGGTAGAGGTTTTAAATATCTCGGGTAAAAACTCTAGTGTTCTGATCTTTGCCATAGTTTGCTTTTAACCTTAAGACTGCATTGTTGCAGGAGTTAATGCGGGTACAATTACTATATCTTCTGTAACAGCCGCGTTTACAAATATTTCATAAGGTCTACATTTAATTTCATAAAGATCACCGAATAGTTTTTCTGGATCATCTGAAACAAGTATAACCGAACTCAGTAGTTCTCCTATTTGTTCATGTAGATACGCACTCAATTCTGAGAAGAAGAAAGTATCGCCGAAGTTCCAATTATTAATATCAAAATAACTATCCATCCCCGCTAACACAGAACTTCTGATTTCACTGTTAGATGCATTCGTTGACTGTGATTTTACTACTTTGATAGTTGCTCTCAATGATTGATCTGCTTTCGCACCGAACAAGGGTTTAAATGTAACACTATTTAATATGACTGAATCCGATAGCATTTTATAATCTTGTACCAATGGATATGATGTGTTTAGTTCATTTAGTGTTGGTTGATTTGGTTTAACAACAGTAGATGTAGTGTCTTTAACATAGTTATTATATGCTGTATAGTATGCTTGAGTAACTAAGTACAAATCAACAATGTTTGTAGTTGCTGGATCAATACGTGTTGTATTGTTGGCATTATGTCTATATTGATAGTCTATTCCTTGTCTACCCGATTTAACAGAGTAGTCTGTTTGTAGTGTTACAATATATGACGGAGTAGTTACTGTAGGATCTTGTACTGACTTATAAAATTTATTGTCAGTGTATGCATAAAACAATTGACCGACAGCAAATTCATATTTTACAATTTCAATTTGATTTTTAGTTCCGTATGTGTAAACAATATCACTACTAGGAACAATAAGTTGTCTTGTTAAGTTTACAGGGTCTGTAATCGTTCTAAAGAAAACATAGACTCCTATGTTTGCACCTGCATTGACATAACCAGTAATATCATTAAAGAAATCTGGGTCTAAAATTAATTGTCCGTTATTAACATCAGTTGCGGCAATTTCTACTTGGAAGTCATTCACGTATCCATCACTTTCGACAGTCTGTCCTAGAATATTAACTTTTGTATCTTCTCCTAATGCCATTGCACTATTGAAGACTGTGTTAATACCTAATACATTAATAAAGTCTTGTATGATTTTACCAGTAAACGGATCGTATACTAATTCATTTTTATTAAAAGTAAAACGAGTATCAGCAACACTACCAAAGTAATATGTTAATGATCTATAAGTTATTGTATAACGATTGTTTCCTAAACTTGTAAATTTAACAAAGTAGTTTGCGTTTGATGCCGCGCCGATTGACCAACGTTCTTGGTTGATTAACAATGCATTGTTAAAGATTAAAGTAAAGTCTTGTTGCAATTCAATTTTAAGAATCGCTTGTTGTATAATTGTACTTGACAATGAATTATCAAAGACAGGTATAATTTCTGTAACAGTTACTCCGTTTGGTACATAGCCATTTAATGTAACTGGGCCTTGACCATTTGCAAACTTGCCTTCGCCGTTGTTGTTACCGTCGCCAACAACATTTAATACTGTTGACCATATATAATTCTTTTCTCCACCAGTCGGCACACCTGCAACTAAACGATTGTCTGCATCAAAGTAGTTACCATTAGGTGCAATAAATTTCAATAATGCTCCTGTTGTTGCATACTTTGCATTAGTAGTTGTAAAAGTTCCTAATGGCTGTGGCAGTTCTATTGCGCCAGACAATGAATAAAAATATCCTGTTTCACTTGATGAGTCTACAGAACTTGTTTTCCAATATAAAGTAGTGCCTCCACCTGTGCCTGGATATGCATAACGAGTATAGTTCTGAATATAGTATTGATTAGCACGATTTAATGCAAGAACTGATGCTAAGTCATCTGTAAAGAACTGAATGATGTCTGATGTATTATCTGCTTGTAGTGTTAAAAATCCATTAATAGATTCTTGGTACAATGCACCATCGTCTCCGAATGAGTTTGTACTTGAATACTTGCCAGTTGGGTCAAGTAAATCTAAATTCTTAGATACACCGATAGAACTTCTATTAATTGCTTTTGATTTAATAATAGAGTTATAAAGAGTATAAGGGAAATTTGTGTAATCTTCTCCGTTCACCATACGATTTTGTGTATAGTATCTTGTAGGTGCTCTTTGTTTAATTGCGGATAATGATTCTCTACCTTGTGCATTTGTTACTGTTACAGGTAATGCTAAGTTCATTGTCAGAGTTTCGTTTCTTCCTGTTCTACTTACATATGTTATAGAAACTGCAACGCCATTCATTTCAGAAGGGTCAATAGTATATGTTAATGCATTACTTGATCTTACATATGCTCTAAAGCTACCTATGGGCATCTCTGAGAACACACCGTCACCAAATACGTATGTGACTTGATCGTTTGCACGTGAGCCAACAGAGAAAATTTTCTTATTACTTGATTCTGTTTGTAAGTATGCATCTGCATAAACATTTTCTACTTGCTTCCATAGACCTGTAGTGTTGTCAAGGCTTGTTTGATATAGCCATGTGTCAGTCTGATTAACTCCTTCAATATCAATATTAATCGATTGATTTGAAATCTGTTGTTGAAAATTAAAGTTGTATGGCTGTAATGAACCTTGTTTAAAATAGAACATGAATCCTGTGTTAGGGCTTCCGAATCCTAACTTGTCATTTCTATATAACATGTTAAGTTGACCAGTCGGTGCAGGTGGAATCTCATATACATATTCTTGGTCAAGTGATGTTGCACTTACTAATTCAAAGTTCATTGATGTTCCGTCAACTATGGTAGTAAACGGTACAATTGGTAATGTGTTTGTGGGTGTTTGTATTCCATACTCACTTGTTGTTACACCTAAGATTTCAGAACTGTTTCCCGGTCTACCTATTTTTTGTGAATCAACCATAGCCGCATTGAATACTGTATTCATCTGATCTAACCAATTTTGATTAGAAGGATCATTCCAACTTATTGGAACGTTACTTAAGTTAACTCCATTTGCATCTGTTATGCTTTCAGATGTTCTTACTGTAGATACTTTTAAGTACCCTGATGCACATGTATTTCTTTTAGGAGTATAACTAACTAAGTCTGCAAGTTTAACTACTGAGTCTCTACGTTCGGCTGTGTCTATGAAATTTTCACGTGTGTTTAAATCGTTTCTAAAAGCAAGACCTTGACCCATAAAGGCCATAACATCGAGTAGAGCAATAAACTCTGAACTTTCAATGTAATCGTTGTAAGTCTCAGGATAATAGAGACGAAGGTAGTCGATAAAACTTTTTCTTAATGTCTCATAATCATAGGATCGAAAGTCAGCCTCACGAAAGGTTTCATAGATTGCTTTCCAATCATTGACTCCGAATAATCCTGATTGCCTTGAACTTGTCGCCATAGTAATTCCCTGTTTATTATATTTATCTTTATGGAAAACCGACGATTTTTAAGATATAGCGGCTGTGTTTGTTTGAGAATTAAAGAACAATGCTAGATCGCCTCCATTGTTGAAAGGGTTGATAGAGAGTTGAATTTCTACTAAAATACCGTTTTCTCTGGGGTATGCATGTACTGTATTAACTTGGATGCGTGGATCTAAAGCACATACTCGTCTAAGTTCGTCTTTTAATGCTGTTTGAACGTCTGCTGTATTAGGCTCAAAGATAAAATCCCATAAAGTTGTACCGTAACTAGGTTGCCCTACTTTTTCACCTTTACGAATATTAAGTGCATTGACTAAATCTTGTATAACGAGTTGTTCGTCTGTCAGTTTAAACTTTTTACCAAAGACTATAGGATTAGTAATTCCGTTTGCTTGTCCGTCTATTCCAGGTGGAGGATTAACTGTTCTAGCCTTATTAGCGTTAATTGTTGAGAATCCTACGTATGTTGACATAATACTATTTATACCCTACTTTAGTTTCCAAGTTCCTACCTGATCCCAATACCAATAGCCGCCACCGCCACCATAGCCGCCTTGTCCCATCTCATTTCCTGGATTAACATCACCGTAAAACTCGCCACTCTGTGCGGCACCACCGACCATACCGTCTGTAATACCTCCAGTAATTGCTTCTACTGTATTTTCTGGGACGTTTGCTCCTTCATCTACGATCTCATATATAGGCTCAATAAATGTTTTTGTAGTAGTTGCTATAATATCTGAATATGTATCTGAAGTATATTGGCCAGTAAAGTCATTTTGATTATACGGGTCAAGTCTGAAGTCATCTCCAGTTGGAGCAACATCATTTGATTCACTATTAATTGCTTGATTTTTAGTACTATCAGATGCACTTTGCAATACTTTTTCAATATCACTAAATGGGTCAGTTGCTGGGGAAGGTTGAGGAGGAGTAACAATGCTTCCTGCAATATTTTCTTTTGCAGATTCAACTTTATTAATCAATGATAACAATGCTGGGCTAGTTGCCGCTGATTGATACATTGCTTCGGCAGCCGCTATTTCAGCAGAGCCTGCTGGGAAGTTTGATTGTGCCGCAAAGACTGCTCTTTGTTTCTCTGCAACATCTTTTTGCATTGCATTTAATTTTTTAATGTCTCCACTTAAATCTTTTCTTAGTTGCTGTAGTGCCATTACAGAAGACACTGCTCCTGCTGAAATTTCACCCAATAAGTTTGGTCTAGGTATAATTGGATTACCTAATACGTTATCAATCAGAGATGTTAGAGATGTTCTATCATACGTGTTGATTGCTACAGTAGGCAATTTAATAGTAGAGCCTCCACCTGCAGTTAATGAAGATAATGCTGATTCTAATGCGGCAGCCGCACCAGGACTCAATGAACTTGAAAGTCCTCCAGTGACTGAACCTAATTTATCAATTGCACCTAATGCAGATTTTCCTGCTTTAATTGCTCCACCAACATCAGTTCCTGAGAATGCTTTTGAGGCAACATTTGATAGAGAACTAGTTACGCCTCCTATTCCGTCTGCTATTGCATTGACTGATCCTTTAGCATTGTTAATAACACTTGACCCTAACTTTTGTCCACCTGGTAAGTTACTTACACCAGATGCAATAGTGCTTGAGATTGTTGCAGTGGCTCCACGTTGAACTTTAGTTGCGGCATTCTGCAATGTATTTGTTTGAGTCAATGATGTAACACTAGAAGAAACACTCCTGACATCTGAGACTGCATTGTTGATAGCTCCTAATGCGCCGCTTGGTGCTTTGTTTGCTATTCCTGCTACTGCTCCAGTTACTGATGATACTGCTCCAGATGCAATACTTGTTGCACTGTTTACTGCACCTGATGCAGTTGTTAATTGACTTGCGACTCCGCCTAATGCTCCGGCTCCAACTGAGGCTGCCAAGTCTCCTGTAATAGAACTTGGGTCTGCTAAGTCTAATGCACTCATACCTGAACTTGCACCTGATACTTTTGCCGCGGCTTCTCCTGCAATTGCAGTTAAGTCTTGTGGTACACCAGCTTTTAGTTTACCAAACGATGCAGTGATCGATTTGAATGATGATGCCGCCGCCCCTATATTTAAATCTAATCCAATACCAGTTCCAGGAAATGCTCCGCCGAGTGTGTTTAGTGCTTTAGTAACTCCACCTACAGCTCCTGATAGTTGTGATGTTACAACTGCTTGTGCACCAGACTTCATTGAATTTAAAACATCTTGTCCTCCGCCAGTGATAGCTCCTGCTATTCCTCCTGAGGTAGATTTGTTAATTATACCGGATACTGTTTTAACATTGTCTCCGAGATTTCCACCTGCACTTTTAGAAGTTAGTACACCTGATACTACACTGCCTAATCCACCTGATGCTTCTTTTCCTGTGATCGCGCCTACAGTCTGTAATGCTTTTTGTCCTTTTTGTAATGTTTGTACAACACCCTTTGCTTGTGATGAGGTTGAACCTACATATTGCTCAACTGAACTAACTCCACCTTTACCTGTAAATGCTGAGTTGGGTAATACATTGCTAGGCACTGCTCCTTTAATAGCATTTACTGCGGAGCCTCCTACGTTAGCAGAAACTAAAGTATTCACTAGTGTGTCTGCACCTGGTTTAAGTATTCCGCCTGCAGACATCTGAGATGGTGTCTGTCCAAATTTGCCTAAAGTCAATGATGATGCTGAAGATGCCACACCACTTACTGAGTTTGTTAGTCCGGCTACTGCTCCGCCTACACTATCACCTATGGCTTTAGATGCCACGCCTGCAAGTAATGTTGTTGTAGCATTTTTATCTAATGCACTACTAATAGCACCTACTTCTGAAATGCTAGATGCCGCAGTAGGGCTGACTGGTGGACCAGCGACGCCTAAATCACCGATGTTACTGTTTAAATTAGTTAAACTACCTGACGGTGCTTCGGGTAACGAACCTTCTGCACTAGGATCTACTTGTACATCTGCACCTTGATTAGCATTCATCCATGGCATGTGAGCAGGTGCACGTGAAGTAATACTCGGAATTTTAGCAAGTGCGGCCGCCCAGCCAACTGTCTCATCAAACAATGTATCTGGATGCATAATAATATCTATTGGCTCTACTACTTCTGGAGTTAAACTTGCGGCTCCGTCGTTTAAATGTATTTTTGAACCTTCGTTGAAAATCTCTGCCGCAGATTTAATTCCTACTTGGCCTGTTGCTTCTAATGCTAGTGCGGCGTCTGCTTTTATCTTTAAATTTTGTAGTGTATATAGACTATAGTCTTCTCCTACTCGTTGACTAAATGCTTTGTCTGCATTGAGAGTAGTATTTTCTGATGAGTTGATGTTTACATTTTTACCACTTAAGTTAAGTGTCTCATCTGCATGTAAGTTAAGATCACCTTGTGTACGTACATTAACTGAGTTAGTAGCAAAGATATCAACTGTGCCTTCTTTACCTAATTCAATATATGTTTGTCCATTTGAATGCAAGATAGATAACATCTGTCCGTCATCACTCATTAGTATTTGATGTCCTAATGCAGTACGCAATCTGATTAACTGATCTCTACCGATGATGTCTCCGTCATCCATAACAAGTGAGTGTCCGCCACGTCTTGTTACTACTCTATAATTTTCTGGAGCTAAGTCTAATTTACTTGCAATATCTTCATCAGTTAATCCGCCTTGATACACAGGACGACCCGGAGTGCTTACACCCCAACCTACTCTACTTGATGCTTCTCTTGTTGCACTTGTACTGATAGGACCTCTGTACTTGTCTCTGAGGATGCCCTGCTGTTGCATAATAGATGCAGTATAACTATGTACGGGTTTAGCATCTGTAAGATAACTTGTACTATCTGCAATGTCCGGGTTATTAACATTAATGTTTGTTGTTGGAAGTCTAGGGGCTCCTGCATATGAAGATGCTTCACCTTCATTAAGAGTTACATTGTCTGAAGAACCTACAGCAGGTATCATTGATAGTGTTTCTGCTTTAGGTGCAGATCCTATATAGAATCCATAATTAGGATCACCATTAACAAAGATACAGATGACTTGAGTTAATTTATCCGGTGGTGCGTTCCATTGGCCATATGAACTTGGATTGGCTGTATATTCTCCAAAATCATCAGGTCCGCCGATAGCCTCAGTGTTACCAAAGAAAGTGGCAAGTCTGCTTACGTAAACCCAATTGTCTTGGTTGTAAGCGTTTTTGTCTAAGTTTTCTGATAGGTAAACTGCGATTCTACCTTGATGTGTAGGGTCAACTGTACTCATTACCGTTGCAATAACCGGTACTTCAATAACAGATGTTACTCCAGCACCAGGCAGATTTTTCTTTAGTTTGCCTCTAGGCTTAAAAACATCTTTACTCATTATTATCCTTTGTCATCGTCTGGGTCTGACTGAAATAGTCCACCAAAGAAGTCTCCTACTTTTCCGAAGCTGCCTTCACCGTCTGATCCACCTCCAGTAAAGAATTTAGCGTCTTCTGTTGTCTCTGATTTTTTCTCGTTTTCACCTATTACTATTGGTGTTTCACCTTCTGCATTAGTATCTTCCTTTCTAGGATCACTATCTTTATCTACATTTTCATCTGGGAACGTGTTTATCACACAAGATAAATCTTGTATAAATTTCCCTTCTGAAAATGTGCTGGTAATAGTTATTAATTTATAACTCACGCCAACAATCGTGTCTGCTATCCATGCAGGGTATTTAAAAAACGCTATTGAATCATTGATGTTCAGAGTACCTGTTGTATCATCATAGTCTATTGCTTCTTTAAAGTCAATTTCAATAAAAACTTGTCCACCATTAGAACTTACTCTAAAACCGTCGTTGCCGTAAAATCTTTGATAGACATCATCAGGTCCACCTCTATGTTCTTGTATGAGAAAGTCTGGGTCACCCATTAATTTAATCTTTGCTGTTGCATATGAATCAGGTGAATATAAACTTGTAACATATTGATTCTGTGATGCTTTTCCGCCACCTAAACTATTTAATCTAGGAGCTCCTGATGGGTTTTGATTTGGTGCTATAGGTGTCTGTTGACTACCACCAGTGCCTACGCCATCTTCATTTAAGTTGGTATTACCTAATACTTCATTATAGAATAAGTTATCTAACTGTTGTTGATAGGATAAGATTTCTCTGTTTTCACCAGTCCACCAGTATTCATATCTTTTGTGAGGTCCGTAGTAATCCACGCCAGCGTTTGTAGCAATAGAAGTAATTACAGGAGTTTCATATTTTTCTATTCTAAACGTTGTCACATATGCCCAATCTGCAAGAATTGAATCCCATTTAGCACCAGAGATAACAGGGGTTACTTTATACCATGAAACTCTTGTATCACTGTTTGGGTCAACACTTTCTTGTTCTTTAGTTTCTAAATTAGGTTTTGCTTTGCTTTTATAGATAACTTGCATCGCATCATATATGTATGAACTGCCTTTAAGAATTTCATCAAAAATTTCTATGTATGTCGTATCTGCAGGGAAAGATATCTTACGTTTTGCATCATCTGGAACTGCTTTTGCACTTTCTGCATCAGTTGCTTCTAATGTACTGTTTATGTCATCAACATACCATTTACTTTTATCAGTATCAGTAGGTAAAACAAGATTTGCTTTTTCAATTGCTTCAACACCGTCACCTATATATTCTACCTTAAACTCATTTGCAAATTCTCTTACGCCATTTTCAACGCACCACTGTTCAAATGTGTTTAACTGTGTAAACAGACCATTTTCACCTTGTATTGCTTCATCAAACGTTCCTCCTCCTACTGTTTTAGTAGTGAAGATTCTTCCTCTTTTTGTTCCAAATGCTTTGCCAGGAGATAGAGCAACTCCTTGTAGTTTATATGTTGTGGCTCCACCATCAATTGTAAATTTGACTCCTGTAATACTAATATCATAGTACACTTGAAACAATGAATTACCTGATGCATTAGGATCAATTGGTCCACCTTCGAATTCTATATTACCGTCTGCTAGTTCACCTTGGCCGTCATAGCCTAAAAATTTCACACCCAATACAAAAAATTGTCTACTTGGGTTATTAATGCTTCCTTCACCTGAATAACCAGAGTCTTGTGAATATTGTTGTAAATCATCACTGGCTTGTTTTAACTTTGTATTAAATGAAAAACCATAAGGTTCTATAATGTCAAACTTTACTGAGTATACATTTGTAGATGACTGAGTTGCTTCTCCGGATACTGCTTGTTCTAATTTAAGATTGTCTATATAAAAATCCCAATCAAAGCCCGGTGCTCTTTGTGATGTATTGTTATTGATTCCACCTGATTGAGCAATAAGATATGCTCCGGCACCACCTGTTTCCCCTGTTGCGGATGACAGTGTGTTGATATCTCTTCTACCGCCCGCATTAAATGCATCATATGCATCTGGGGTAATCATATACAAACTAAGTTGATATGTATAAGATGACAATGCACCTAATGGATTTTTTAAACGTCTGCCTGGAGCATCTGTATTTGCAGTGTTTGCATTTGATTGTGCGTTGCCATCTCCGGCATTATTAGCACTGTTTTTTGATTCAGTCCCTTGAGTCTTTTTTAACTGAGATTCTTGTGCCGCATTAGGAGGAGATCCAAGATTACTTCCTGCTCCAGTGGTTTGGTCGTCTTTTACTTGATTTTCATCGATTGTCATTAGATACCTAGCACACGTTTAAGAGTATCCATTCTAGGAACAAATATATTAACACCTGTTTTAAAATTAAAGTATGGATCTGATCCTAATGCATTAGGATTACGAGACGCAAACACCCACCATAAACGAGAGTCATTGTATAATTCTTGTGCTAACAGATCAGGTCTAAATTCGTATTGTGCAGTGATTGTAAAAGATGCATCAGATGCATCTCTAGGTATCGCAGTATACGGTTCCATTACATCTAAGAACTTGCCGTTTATTATTCCTGTTTTATTATAAGGACTAGTCTGTGGATATATATTATTTTGTGCCATTACCAAACTCCCGGATTATTCTGTTGAGACCCACGTAGTAATTTGCCAGTTGCATAATCTTTGAGACTGAAGTTATTACTAATTTGATTTCTACTAATAACAGGAACACATGTAATTGTCATAGTAATTTTAGTTGGTACATAGGTGATTGCTTGATCACCTGTGTCTGTGAATGTCGCCGGAGGTCTAACTCCGCCAGGACTTATTTGTCCACCGATTAAATTAGATACAGCAAACTTTGAAGTTGAAGCATCTGATGTACTAGTTGCTCTTATATAGTCAACATTGTTAGGTAGGTTATATCCGAAGTTAGTTATTGCAACAGGATGATTGTCTAATTGAAATGCTCCTAGTCCGTAAAAATAACCTAATGGAGGAGGAGTTCCGTTTTGTGGGTTCTCATCTTGTCCATAAAACATTTTAGTCATTGATTTAAAAAAGTGAATACATGCTAATAAGTAATTTGCTTCAAAAGTATCCTGTGCTGTAAAATCAGCCGTAACTGTAATTGATTCAACAGAACTATTCATGTATTGTTGAACTTTATAATTAGAGTGAGTTGGGAGTACGCCGTCATAGTTTGCCATGTAACTAATATTAATTGTAGGTGTGTAAGGAAACACTACGCCGTTGGTAGCTATCAAGGGTGCTAATATGCCCGGCGCATCTGCACTTTTGTAAAGATATTTTGCGCCTGATGCTAGTGCTAGTCGTACTCGCCAATCTTGACCAATCTTCTGATCTTCTTCACCGGCATTATCTTTTGCATCTTGTAGTGGATCTGTCATTAAATATATCTCCAGATATTTCCCGAGACTTACCTATTTGTATAAATAGTAATCTCACATGATATATTTATCTATACTAAAAACCATCAAATTTTACCCGTTACACTTGCATTCGGACAACGAGTGCTATACAATAGATATATCGACTCCACACTTGTCGAACTAACTAATAGAGGAATTTTAATGCCAGGACCGCGAAAAACAACTAACTACCTAAATAATAAAGACATTCTTAAGGAAATTCACAAAAGCAAAACATCTTACTGTTACTTTACTAAAAAAGACTATCATTTCTTTGATCTAATCACTGACCTTGATCTTGCTACTGAAGGCAAGAGCGGTATAGAAAAAAGTCTTGCATGGGCAGTGAAGCCGGAACAGATTCAACAAGCAAAAGAAAACAAAGCCGCACGTTTATCAGCAGAGCAAGGGTTGACTGGAAAGAATAAAATTGATCCGGAAACTATTGAGACTGACGGACTTATGTTTAGAGTTATGACTTGGGATCATATTCCTGTCTCACAAAAACAACCTAGAAAAGTTGTTAAGAAGAAGAAAGCAGTTGATATTATTGATTTTGAAGATGATCTAAGTGCAAACAAAGATTTATTTGAAGATATCGAAGATAAAAAAACCAAAAAAGAAGTTGAAGACTTGGTCCATGTAAAAGTTAACTTTCCCCCTTTTCAGCACTATCGTTTAGATGCTGAAACAATGTCTACTCCTTTAGTTGGTAAGTCACATTGGAAGGGCGGATTAAAAACTGGCAAGTTTACTGCAACAGACGGCGCAATTACAGATAAATTAGCACGTATGTACATTATGTTGTGCGAGAAGTATGCTATGAAGTTTAACTGGCGTGGATACACTTACAATGATGAGATGAGACAGAGTGCAATACTTCAATTAACTTATGTAGGTTTAAGATTCAACGAAGCCAAGTCAGCAAATCCTTTCGCATACTATACTGCGGCAATCACAAACAGTTTCTGTAGAGTTCTCAACTCTGAAAAACGTAACCAAAATATCAGAGACGATATTTTAGAAATGAATGGGTTAAATCCTTCATTCACTCGTCAAATGAAAGACTACAATGGTCTGGGTTACGAGAAAAAAGCAGAAGCATACACTGAGTAACACTTTCGGGCAAGCAAGGCATCCAAATGTCTTGCTTTTCCTGCCTCTGTCATGTATAATAGATGTTGAATACTGGGAAAACTAATTATGAGTAATCTTTTTAAGAAAGCGGCCGTATTCACAGACATACATTTTGGTTTAAAGAGTAATAGTATACAACATAACCGAGACTGTAGTGACTTTGTGGATTGGTTTATTGAGAAATCAATAGAGGAAGGCTGTGAAACGTGTTTGTTCTTGGGTGATTGGAATCATCACAGAGCAAGTATTAACATGCATACCATGCAATTCGGACTTAATGCATTAGAGAAACTAAACGATGCATTTGAGAAAGTTTACTTCATTACAGGCAACCATGATCTTTATTATAGAGACAAACGTGATATTCATTCGTTTGAATGGGCTAGACACCTTGATAATGTAGTAGTTGTCGATCATTTCATTGAAGAGGGTAACTGTGTTATCGCTCCGTGGCTATGTGGTGATGACTATAAACTACTTAAAAAGAAGAAAGGCAAGTATTTGTTTGCTCATTTAGAGTTACCATACTTCTACATGAATGCTATGATAGAAATGCCCGATCACGGCGAAACAAATGCAGATCATTTAGGACATTTTGACAAAGTATTCACAGGACACTTTCACAAACGTCAAGCAAAGAAAAACGTTTGGTATATGGGCAATGCATTCCCACATAACTATGCAGATGCAGGTGATGATGCTAGAGGCATGATGGTATTAGAGTGGGACAAAGAACCAGAGTTTCATTCATGGCCCGATCAACCTGTATACAGAGTTTATAAACTAAGTGAAGTATTAGAAAACCCAGAAGGATTACTAATTAAGAATGCTCATGTTAGAGTACACTTAGACATTGATATCTCATATGAAGAATCTAACTTTATAAGAGAACAATTAATACCTAAACATGAATTAAGAGAAATGTCTTTGATTCCTGTTAAGAATGATGAACATGCACAAGACTTAGCACCCGGAGAGATATCGTTTGAGAGTGTTGATTCAATTATCATCGAACAAATTAAGAACATAGAATCTGATTTCTATGATAAAGGTGTACTACTGGAGATTTATCAGTCTATATGATCAATTTAAAACATGTAACTCTCAGAAACTTTTTAAGTGTAGGTTCTGTTACTCAAGCAGTTGATTTAAATAACCAAGAACTTACTCTTATCTTAGGTGACAACTTAGATTTAGGCGGAGACGGTGCTAGAAATGGTACTGGTAAGACTACACTCATTCAAGCAGTTAGTTATGCGTTGTATGGTGTTCCACTTAACAACATCAAAGCAAACAATTTAATCAATCGAACAAACGGCAAAAGCATGATGGTCACACTAGACTTTGAAGCCAATGGTGTTGATTATCGAATTGAACGTGGACGTAAGCCACATGGCATGAAGTTCTTTATTAACGGAACAGAAGAAGAAGATAACGAAGCACAAGGCGAGAATAAAGAGACACAGAAACTCATAGAAGACATCATGGGTATGTCTTCAATTATGTTTAGAAATATCGTTGCACTTAATACATACAGTCAGCCGTTCTTAAGCATGACACAAGGGCAACAACGTGATATCATTGAGCAATTACTCGGCATCACACTGCTATCAGAAAAAGCAGAGAAGATAAAAGTAAAGATTAAAGCCAACAAAGAAGAAATACAACAAGAAGAATTTAAAGTACAAGCAGTTGAAGAGGCAAACAAACGAATCGGAGAACAAATCGATAGTCTTAGAAAACGAGCAAGACTATGGGATAACAAGACAGCAGAAGACATTAGTACATTAAAAGATCAGATTAGAAGACTAGAAGAATTGGATATTGATGCCGAATTACTTGGTCATACGCAACTATCTGCATATAATGCCTTACTTAAGGATCATGCAGATATCGACAAATTGATTACTAGAACCAACAATGATGTTGTTAGAGAAGCAAAGGCTGTTAGTAAGTTTGAAAAAGAATTAGAGATACTAGAAACGAACAAATGTCACACTTGCGGACAAGACTTCCATGATGATGCACACAGTCAAGTGCTAAAAGACAAAGAAGAAAGTCTACTAGAGCATACTAAACACTTAACCGAACTAGCAGAAGTACAAGTAGAGTTAGAAGGGGAAAAGAATTCGTTGTTTGAAGTAGGAGAACGTCCTAACTTATTTTATAACTCAGAATCTGAGGCTATTGAACACAAAAACAAGATCAAAGACCTTAAGGGGCAAGTATCTCGTAAAGAGGTAGACGAAAATCCTTATATAGATCAGATATCTGAGATGGAAACGAATGCGATACAAGAGGCAGACTTTGACAAAATCAACGGGTTGTCACGTGTAGGAGATCATCAGAAGTTCTTGTTAGACCTTTTAACAAGTAAAGATTCGTTTGTACGTAAGAAGATCATTGATCAAAACTTATCGTATTTAAATTCTCGTTTGACTTCATACTTAGATAAAATGGGTCTACCACATCAAGTTGTGTTCCAAAACGATTTAAGTGTAGAAATTACAGAATTGGGCAGAGAACTAGACTTTGATAACTTATCAAGAGGGGAACGTAACAGATTGATCTTAGGATTATCATTTGCATTCAGAGATGTGTGGGAAAACTTATACTTCCCAATCAACACTTTGTTCATTGACGAGTTAATTGACTCAGGACTAGATACAATAGGTGTTGAGAGTGCTATGGCTATTCTTAAAGATATGACACGTAATCGTAACAAGTCTGTTTGGTTAGTCTCGCACAGAGAAGAACTAGCAGGAAGAGTTGCTAGTGTCTTACAAGTAATTAAAGAGAACGGCTTTACTACATACAATTCAACAAGGGACATGGAAAATCTGTGAGTCTAGCACTATGGCACTGGCACATTGAGATCAGCAGTAAGTGTACACTCAAGTGTCCTCGTTGTCCTAGACAAGAGGTTCCTGACACATTAGTCAGTACAGAACTTAAGTTAGACTTCTTTAAACAAAACTTTCCCGCATTCTTTATATTAGAACATGTAGAAAAACTAACGTTCTGCGGTGATGATGGTGATCCTATCTATGCACATGACTTCTTAGAGGTTATTCAATACTTTAAATCAATAAAGCCTAGCATTGCAATCATCATAGTTACTAACGGATCATATAAAAATGAGGTCTGGTGGACAAGACTAGCAGAACTGTTAGACGAACAAGATCAAATACACTTCAGTATAGACGGTTGGGACCATGAGAGTAATAATATCTATAGAATCAATTCTAATTGGTCTAGCATCGTTACAGGCGTCTCTATCATCAATGATAAGTCTAAGTGTTACAGTGTCTGGGACGCAATAGGCTTCAAGTTTAACGAGGATAAGATCGGAGACATGCAGAACTATGCAAGAGAGTTAGGCTTTGATGCATTTCAGTTAACAAGAAGCACTAAGTTCGGTAAGATATACGAAGATTCGTATGGCGCCCAAGATGCTTTACAACCACGTGATGATTTGTTATCATCTAGTCATAGATTTGAAAGAGAAGTATTTAAATTCACAGATAAGTCTATTAAAGAACCCTGGATGAAGACGAACATTAAGTTGTACGATGAATCTAAGTTGGTAGGTAATGAACGTCCTTTGTGTCATATAGGCAACAAAGGTAGTTACATTAATGCTAGGGGAGAGTTTTATCCATGCTGTTGGGTCGCAACAAGATACGGACACAACAACAAATGGAACGAAATCGGCAAGAAATATAATCTACATGAATTGAGATTACCCAAAATAGTAAAAGATAAATTCTGGGAAGCCGACTTTATACATGACTCTTACGAGTGCCAGACAAAATGTGCCCATCATAGGGTAGATAAAAATTATGCCACCGAGTGGTAGGGAGATAACTAGTATTAATGCCATCACCATCTAAGAACAAAGGATCAGGATTTGAAAGAGAAGTCGCAAGATATCTTTCAGAAACCTATGAAGAAAGTTTTATACGTGCTCCTGGATCAGGTGCTTATGTAGGTGGCAAGAATCAATCCCGTACAGAAATTTTACACGAAGGACAGATCAGAAGTTTTAAAGGGGACATTGTTCCTGGACAAAGCTTCCACAAACTTAACATAGAATGTAAGTTCTATGCAGACTTTCCTTTTCATCAACTTCTATCTGGCTCATGCAGAGTACTAGAAGACTGGCTCGACCAAGTAATGGACGTCCATGATGAAGGAGACTTTGACGTACTCTTTATGAAATTCAATCGTAAGGGACGTTTTGTTTGTGTACCGAGTAAATACACATTCGTAAGTGATCAATTCATTTATTACACATCAGACAAACATGCTGATTGGGTTATATTTGATTGGGACCACTTTTTTGAATTCAACAAAGATATATTTAAAGCATACGCAGGCGACACAGAGACCAACTCAAAACCCACCATTGACACCAAGTCAGACTTAAAAATAAACACAACAACAAGTAGAATAGATATTTAAATAAGCATAGCCGTGACTTAATGCTCGGCTCTCCTCGAGGAACCTATTGTAGTGATGGGCAACAGATTTGGAGTAGTGTCTTACAGACACAATATACCGACAAGGCAATCGTTATGGTAGCGAACCTTGAATGAGTTCATATATATTTTGATTTGATGATATGAAACATGCGTTGCTGAGAGGTCACATTTATTAGTGTGATTGGCTCAACTACAACCCAGCAAACTTTACAGGGCAACCGGTAGCAATTGATTATAGTAACGTAATCGATTGGGGATAATCAACATGGATGACAGGCGTGTAATGAGACCTGAAACTATGGTAGTGTTTGATAGCACTACCATGGCTTCAAAACGGTAATAAGACTTAATTAATATTAGTAATATAATAGATTAACCGTTTATTAAACTTAAAAAGAAATTACGAATGAACGAAGTGAATGAGTAATTAAGTTCTCGTAAGAGAACTTTTGAATAAGACCGAAAAGAATAAAGTTTAGAAGAATGGCAATTGAGTTTTCTTAGTAGTTTCTAAATGTTCTTCTACTAATTTGTTTATGGATTTCCTTTCTACTTGTGACATGTTAAGGATATCTTCATAGGATGCTCCGCCACGCATATACCAGGCTAAAGTCAGTGCGTTAGACTTTATTCCCTGAGTGTATTCTTCATATTTTGATATCAACTCTCTTATCCCGTCAGGATCGAGTATAAGGAGTCTTAGACGAAAAAATCCGATGCATTCAGTGTAAATGGTTGTTTATATTGATGCCCACATTCTTCTTTTGATGGGTCCTCTGCACCTGCAGTACAGACAATATCTAGTGGCTTGATAGTTGACTTTTCTCTAAGTTCTGTGTTATAATCTCGTATAACTTCATATGTTTTAGTATCTGCATTCTTTAGAAAATCATGTATATGATCAGTATCAGTTACTTCTCCTTCTGGAGTTACAATTTTGGTAATTGCTTTAGATAAAATATGCATTGTTAAAACTGTTATATCTACTAATGCCGCTTGACTCATTGCAACACGTTCTTGTTGATCTGTTATATTAGGTAAATCTTTGTACTTTGCTTGAATTTCAAACTGCTCTAATGCGGCTTCATTCATCATCTTATAATTTATAGGAGAAAGATAAATCTCTAACTCATTCATTTTTAAAGGGAGATGATAATCACCTGCTTTTAGTGAACGTAGAAGAAGTTGTAAATTAATACCATATGTGCCTTCTTCTCCACATTTTTCACATTTAGACTCTACATCAATTGTTTCTTGCCCTGCCGCGGCCTTAATCGATATCAAAACAGTGTCTAAATCAGTACTTAACAATGACCAAGGGTTTTTGATTGCAGGGACACAACTCTTAATGATTTCTACCATTGCTGTGCCATTGAACAATGCATCAGGTGTCTTAGTGGTTATCTCATCGATTGCTGTCATTGGATAGACAGGCAACTCTTTCATATCATCAGGCCATACGATGTCTTCAGGTGAGTAATGTTCTCCTCCTGACGGCAGACTGATACTTACTGCTGGTCTACGAAAAAACTGTCGTAGTGGATTATTTTCATTAATTGTCATATATGTTCCCCATAATAAAATACGGTATTTTTAAATACTAAATACTAGTATAATATATTTAGTGTCCGAAAAAGACCCTAAATTAAAACTTTAGGATAAAAAGTGTATGGACGATTTTGATCCGGAAATATTGCGAGAATTCCAAGAGAATTTAAATTCTATGTCCTCATCCATGGGAGGAATGTCAACTGCCTTCACCGATCTAGCACAAACTATTTCCGCAGTAGCATCTGCACAGTCAAACCTATCAAAGTCTATTGACACCAATTCGGCCGCACAGATAGCCAATGCACAGGCTTTAGGAGCTACTACTGAGGCTGCCAAAGCTCATGGAAGTTCTGTTAATAAAGTCGATGAAAGCATGAAAAGTTTTGATAAGGCTATAGGTCTAAGTTTAGTTGCTGTTGCAAGTTTTTCTCAGGCACTTACTGGTGGTGTAGAAGGCTTTTCTAAATACGGATCAAGTCTTAAAGGGTTAGGAGATGCTACCTCAGAATTAACCTCTTCGATGGGTCCACTTGGTCGAGCCGCTGGCATGGCATTTGATGCACTAACGAAAATCGGCGCATTAATGCTAGAGCAGACTGATGCTCAAAACAGATTCGTAAAAGATATGAATCTAATGGGTGGTATTACAGAGCAAACTAGTAACCAAATGACTGATCTTGCAAGAGATGCAGGATTTGCCGCAAGAGACTTAGATAAGTTATCTCCTATCATCCTTTCAACTGCGAATGGTTTAGCATCATTTGGAGCTGGTACATCAGACGGTTTAAAGAAATTCCTTGAAGTTCTAGCACTTAATAATAATGATGAAGTAGAAGCAGAAATGCGTAGGTATGGTTATACGCTAGAAGAAGCCAACGAGCAACAAGCATATTACATTCAGTTACAACGAACATCTGGTATTAATTTAAATGCACAGAATATGTCTGCTAAAGAGATACAAAAAAGATCATTAGACTATGCAAAGACATTAGTTGAACTGTCTGAACTGACTGGCTTATCTGCAACACAGTTAAAAGAAGAACAAAATCAAATTGCATCAGACTTACGAAATAAAATTCGTAACATAAGAGATCAGAACGACATTGCCCGAATAGAAAAAGAACTACAAGGTGAAATGTCTGATAGTAGAAGACAAGAATTAAATGATAGGAAAGACGATCTTGCTAATCAACTAAAAATTAGACAAGATTTAGCTCAGGATTTAGCTGGATTAGGGCCTGGTATGGCAACGAAACTGATGAATATCATTGGTACCGGTGCATTTGATGAAAATACCCAGGCCTTGGCGAACATGGGCTTTGAAGCCGGCCAACTTAAAGAGCAATTTTCAAATTTAACAGCAGGGTCTGCTGAATATGATGAAGCCGTAGCAGAAGTCACTAGTACCTTTGTAGATGGAGTCAGAAACAACGTTGATCGATTTGGCAAATCTATGGAACTTGCATCCAATGCAAGTGAAATCGGTGCGGCAGTCGGAATAGACGGAGAATCATCTGATAGAGTTATAGCATTAGGTGCAGATGGCGAAGAGGCTGAAAAACGCAGATTAGAACTTGGTGATAAAGTAGGCAAATCTACACAGGAAGGATTCGATGCTCAAAAAGATACGGCAGCCGGATTACAAATACTTGAAAGAAATATAAGAACTTCAGCAGATGAGGCA